TCTTTACAGGATCAAGAGGCACAGTCGTAGCAGCAGGTGCTGCTGGGTCTGGCCCATCCGTTGAAGAACCACGAACACCACCAGCGCTAGGTGCTGGCTTTTGCTCTGGCTCAAGTGGAACTCGAACCATAGCCTTCTCCAACTCTTCAGCACGCTGCTCATGCCAAATGGCAGCTTCCTGATGTTGTTTGGCCATCTCCTCGTTCCATGACTTCATTTCCATGTGGTGAGCTTTCATAGTCTCCACATTGTCATAGGGTAGATTAATGATCATTTTTATCTCCTTATCACTTCTTACTGCTTCGGGGATGTCCCTTTGGCAAAAGATCGTTATCTGTTGTGTAATTTGGGTTTGAAGGTCTGCCATTACGCAACAGATAAAGGTAAGCGTTTACCCTTGCCATTGCCCATTGACCTCTCGTCATACCCGGACGATGCGAGGTGGAAAAAGCCCCAGCCCCACGCCTATATACAGCTTTCAATGCTGACATTGTAGCACGTTTTGAAGCGGCATCGCCATGCTTCTTGTTATGTGCTTCCATCTTGGTCTTTAAAGACCCTGTGACTGCCTCTGAGAAAGAGACAGAAGAGCCAGACTCAGCCGAACCCCTACGGTTGCGCCTTGACCCGCTTCTTCTCTCAGAGGGCTTTGCCGGAGTTTTACGGGGATCATTTTTCCCTGGGCGACCGTAAGTCACTTTACTTACATCGTCGTCCATGTCGTCATCGTCCATGTCATCATCCATGTCGTCCTCATCCCCATCAGGGTTGACCACACCCTTAGGAATGACAGCTAGACGGCATTTACCCTCCGGCTCAATTTGCTGCTGAAGAATACGGCAGTTCTTTTCATCAATATGAAGTACGCAGTTTGCGCACTTTACACCAATCTCTGCATCTTCGTTTTCCTCACCAGACTCAAACCCGACCCAAACGCCTTCATCATCAGCGTTAAACTTACCGTACTTCTCGGTAATTGCAATAAGAGCATTTGCAAACATGCGCTCTTCTGGGTCTAGTTGATCTAAATAATCTTTGCCATGACCTTCCTCTTCTTGATCATCGGGCGGCATATGCATATCTTTTACAACATCTAATAGATATTCATAGTTATCTGATGTTTCTGGTAAGAAGTCTGCATAAGTAAACACTTCTTCTGCAAGAAGAACATCTACTAAAAAGTCATACTCTGTTTCATCAAAGTCAGCAGACTTACCAGTAAAGCCTGAAGCATAAGCTGCTCGCTCTTGAGCTCGAGCTTTGTCTCTTGCAGCACGCATACTGGCTTCATTTCCTTCCGTGTAGGTATAGCATTTACCGGAACCACCAAAGCGGAAACCCGGCTTACCACCCTCAGAGCATCTTTCAACTGGCATAGTATCTATAATTTTATCAGATTATTGGTAAATAGTATAGAGGTCGTCGCGACTCCATCGTTGAACTGGAATTTTAACATCTCCGTAATACCAGTACGCTTCTTCGCTTGAATAGTATATGCGAGCATATGCCTGCATTGCGCCTTCATCATAGACCGGACAACCTGGGTTTGGGTCTAGATATAAGGCTTTGAAATGATATGGATCATTCTCATAGTGAATTGCATTAACAACTTTTAATATTGCGTTACAGTACGGGCAAGTTTTTTCTGGGTAAGGAAAGTCCTTAATCAATTTCCCCATTATCATCTTCGTCATCCTCCTCTTGATCCTGATCGTAAAGTTCTATTTCGACATCATCATCGTCAGTATCAATTCCTAGCCGTTCAGCTATTTTGCTTTGAAGCATCATTGCTATTAGGTTATCTATCTTATCATTTGCAATCTCAAGACCATCCATTAAGCAATTAGCTTCTTCAATTGTAATAAAATGATTATCATCTGGGGCAACTAGAACAAAGACTGGCACATAGCCATCTTCAAAGGGGACGGCCTTGATAAGCAAAGAGAGTGTTTCTAGATCTTCAATTTCTTCATTGCCATCATATGGAACTATTCTCATTAAATAGCTTGCCTTTGATTATCAATAAAAGTTTTCATTACAACTGGAACGTATGGAGTTATGATCTGCTCAACTGCTTCAGCAAATTGTTGAATTTCTCTTTGAGCATTAACTTCATTTCTAAGAGACAGGAAGTTTAGCAGGCTTCTTAAATTGACAGTCCAAATAAACTCTGTGTATTGACCAACAGGAATCACACATCTAGCAATTTCTTTAGCAATACCGGCTTCAATCATTTCATAGTAGTTTGATTCCGCTACTCGATACACTTCTTCAAACTTTTCAGTTACAAAATCATATACAGCAGGGTCTTCAATTTTTTCAAATGTGTAGTGACCAGGCTTTCCTACTTGCTTTCGAATAGCATCTTCATTTGGAATAAAAAACTCAAGTGATTCTGGGACATGGTATCTCATACTCATTTCATTGAATGAAGACCAGCGATGTCTAAACCATTCCCTAGCAACAAAAATTGGGCACTTAATATGAAACTGAAACAGTACATGCTCAAATGGTGTAGCATGTTTATTTGTCAAAAGATAGTTAATAAGACCTTTGCCTTTATCATCTAGTTCAGTTTGTTGTGCAGCAAAACTAACCTTTGCTGCATTGACTACAGTAAGATCATCTCCTAAAGCATACAATACAGAAACTGATCCTGCGTTTAAAACATTCTTTGTGTACTGTGAAGTGCTCATGCCGTGAGTCTATCACGATTCTGAGGGACGCGGGCCGAAAAAAAAGATTCTTTATCCGCACCAAGTCGGAAAATCCGTGATACACTCCTCGCTATAATAACCAGTTAAACGGTTAACCGGATATACGGAGTCTATGATTAAATGTTAATAAGTGATAGAATTGATTTATGAGAATCGTCGCTATTGTAGAATCAGACGATTGCGGTCCAGCAGCAATTCTGGACTCTGATATGATTTCTATCATGAAGTGTGACGGTTTCTATCTTGGTGCCACTCGTTGCTTGTATAGAGGCACACCGATCACTTGTGAACTTACTGAAGAGGACGCTAATAAATTAATCAGCAAAGGCGTTAAGTGCCTTGATCTGGATAGTTATACTAAGTAGTTAGGTCTATGAAAAAAATAAGTTGGTTCACACCAAGTAATGTAGATGAAAGTGGTGACCTCTGGTACAGCCAGGGTTACTCTAATGCTGCTCTTGAAACAATCAGAGCTCTTCAAGAGAGAAAAGTCGGTGTGTTCTATAACAGACCTGACATACCGTTCCATGTAAACTTTTGTCAGCCGGTTTATTATCAATTACAGAGATCCTACACTGTAGGGTACACACCTTGGGAAAGCACTAAGGTCCCATCTACATGGCGTATTCCTATGTCTGAGTGTGACGAAATTTGGGCTACTTCAGACTTTGTTAAGTCCGTCTATGAAAAGAATAATGTGCATCACAATATTCATGTTATCCCTCATGGCATATCACCAGATTTTCAAATCTATGACAGAGAGCTGACAGGTAAGTTTAACTTCCTTCATATTGGTGGCGAGTCAAAGCGTAAAAATGCTCAAATAGTTGTTGATGCTTTTCTTGAACTTTACGATGGTCAAGAAGAATATCAACTTGTACTTAAGTACAACAAATTTTGTGATGCTGATGCTTATGTAAACGGAAAGATTGTTCCGGCTCACAATCATCCTCAGATTATTGCTATACCTAATGCTTTAGATACTTACGAAATGGTTCAGCTGTATCACAAGTGTCACTGCTTAGTCTATCCAACTAGCGGTGAAGGCTTCGGCATGATTCCATTTGAAGCTATTGCTACAGGTATGCCGTCAATTGTAACCAATCTTACAGGCACAGCAGACTTTGCTAAAATGTCTATTCCACTAGAAGCAGAGTGGGGTGAAGCTCCATTGCAAAGTCACCTTTATGGTTGTGATGCTGGTGAGTGGGCTATTCCAAGTTATGACGCTCTTGTAGATCTTATGGAGCATGTCGTTGATGAATACGATATGTTTAAGAGATATACTCTAAATTCCGCAAGAATTCTCCACTCCGAGCGGTCGTGGTCCGCTACGGCTGATAAGATCATCGAGCGGCTGGAAAACTTCGAAGAAAGTTTCTAATACTCCCTAGTACCTTTTCTTGGTTTGGAATACCCCAGTTGATACGATAGTTGTCTATCATTTTTTAGGAGGCTTTATGGATAATGTTATTACACCAGAGTTTGTGGCAAAGTACACAGACAAGACCCCACCGTGGGGATTCAATGGTATGGGCGAGATTGTTTATCGTCGTACCTATTCTAGAGACATTGAAGCTCTAGGTCGTAAGGAGTATTGGTTTGAGACGATTGCTAGAGCAATCAATGGTGCTCAAGAGATTGGTGCTAATTACACCAAAGAAGAAGCAGAACGTCTGTTTGATTACATCTTCAACCTTAAGGGCATTTTTGCTGGCCGTGCTCTATGGCAGCTGGGCACCCCGCTTGTTCGTCAGATGAGCGGCGTGTCTCTTGTCAACTGCTGGATGACAACTATTTCAAAGGTAGAAGATTTTCAGTTCTTGATGGACCACTTGATGGTTGGAGGCGGTGTTGGGTTTACTGTAGAGAGAGCAGTTGTACACGATCTTCCTAAGGTTAAGTCAGTAGATTACATTAAGCATGAAAGAACTAATGATGCAGACTTTATTGTCCCTGACTCAAGACAGGGTTGGTCTTCTCTTCTTGGTAAGGTATTAGATAGTTATTTCCATACAGGATCTTCTTTTACCTACAGCACGGTACTCATTCGTGGTTACGGTGCTCCGCTTAAGACTTTTGGTGGGACCGCTTCCGGTCCAGAGATTTTGATTGAGGGCATTGCTGATATTCAAAAGATTCTTGAAGCCAGAGTCGGTAAGAAACTTCGCTCTGTAGACGCTCTTGATATCTGTAACATTATCGGAAAGATTGTTGTAGCAGGTTCTGCTCGTCGTTCGGCTCAGATTGCTATTGGTGATCCCGACGACTTTTTGTATCTTCGTGCAAAGAACTGGGGTAAGGGTGATATTCCTGCATGGCGTGGCAACTCTAACAACTCTATTTTTGCTGATTCATATGATGAGATTATTGATGAATTCTGGAAGGGATATGATGGCACAGGTGAGCCTTACGGACTTATTAATCGTGACCTTATTCGCAAGACTGGTCGTCTGGGCGAAAAGATCAATGACAAGAATGTAATCGGCACCAACCCTTGTGGTGAGATTGGACTTGAGGATGGCGAGCCTTGTAACCTTGCTGAAATCTTTTTGCCTAACATTGAAAGCAAAGAAGAGTTATTTGATCTTAGCCGCCTGTTGTACAAGACGCAGAAGGCAATTACAACTCTAGACTATCCTTATGCTAAGTCGCAGGCTGTAATTACCAGAAACCGCCGTCTTGGTCAGGGCGTTACTGGCTGGCTTCAGGCTACTGAAGAGCAACTGTCTTGGATTGGTGAGTGCTATGAGCAACTGCGTGCCTTTGACAAGGAATGGTCAGAAGGCCAGGGCATTAATGCTTCAATTAAGTTGACTACGGTTAAGCCATCAGGAACCCTTAGTCTGCTTGCTGGTGTAACGCCGGGTATTCACCCCGCTTATTCTCAGTATTACATCCGCCGTGTTCGTATGGGCAGCGCTGATCCATTGGTGAACTACTGTCGTGACAAGGGCTACGATGTTCAGTATGATGTTGGTCTTGATGGTAAGGAGAACCACACCGTTTGTGTCGTTTCTTTCCCTTGCGAGACACCGGAGCACGCAACTCTCGCTAAGGATTTGACTGCGGTACAGCAGTTGGAGTGGGTTGTTAAAGCTCAATCTGAATGGGCTGATAACAATGTTTCTGTAACAGTTTACTACCGTAAGGAAGAGTTGCCTGAAATTCAGGAGTGGATGAAGAAGAACTACAAGAACAAGCTAAAGTCTGTTTCGTTCTTGCTTCATAGTGATCATGGTTTCGCTCTTGCTCCTTATGAAGAAATTGATATGGATTCTTACGAAAAGATGAAGTCTAAGATTAAGAATGTCACTTTTGTAGATCAGATTAATGAGTATTCACTTGAAGACCTTGAGTGCGAAGGTGGAGCCTGCCCGATTAGGTGATCTAATATGAATATGAATTCTATTATCATATTAAGATGCTGCCGGGACTGGCCGATTCAAGCGCATTCTGCAATGATTGGAGGCGGAACCTGCGGGTATTGTAAGCAATCTCCAAAAGTTCTGTTTGAGTTATATGATGGTCCTAACTGCGAATTTGATGATAATGGAATTCCTATTCGGGGGTAGCTCAGTAGGCAGAGCGGTTGACTGTTAATCAATTGGTCGCAGGTTCGAACCCTGCCCCCCGAGCAAATGGTGGAAAGCGTACCCAAGTGGTACGCTTTTCGCTGTTTACCTGTGCTTTTTTACCTCAAGTGGTGTATGATATCTGAGATGATTGATGATTATGTGAAGAAGAAGGACCTTTATGTCCCTGAAAGAGCGTTCGGTGTTTGTATTTGGATCATGCCGAACGGCAAGCCGCTTTCTGACGGTGACGGCGTTCTTTGTGCAGAAGGCGTTATGAATGACAAAGAAGTTGAAAGACAGGTCGCTCAGGCTGCTAAGTATTGGACTGGTAGCGATGAGGGTTACACGACTTGGGTAGGTGGGGCTAGAAAGGTTACTGCTTCTGAGCAAGATGATCAAAAAGAAAGATTTGAGCAGGGTTTGAATCCAGATCCTTATGAAGACGTTATTGAGGCGGCTGTCAGAAAGGAATTGAACAGGAGAGGTCGATGAGGTCAAATATGAGTCATATTGAAGAAGAAGAGAATCAGGAAGTTTTTCTTGATGATATTAGTTACTCTCAAGTTGTAACTAAGAAAGTCACTGATGATCCTTTTAAGAAAGTTAAGTATTCTTCTCTTTCTTCTCGAATGAAGAGGAGGGCTACTCGTCTTGCTAAGAAGTATGAAGGTGTTGATGATGTAAGCACAAAGTATATTGATCCAGAAGAACTTGATGGCTATTCGCTTTATGACGTTGTTACTCCTCCCTATGATCTAGATACCCTCGCTGAACTTTATGATTCTAGTGCAATTCATAATGCTGCTATTAATGCAAGAGTTATGAACACTGTTGGTCTTGGGTATTCGTTCCCAGAGACTTTAAAGTCTAGAAGAAGGCTTGAGAAAGCTCAAGGCAATGCTGACAGGCTGGCTAGAGTCAGGAAGGCTATTCAAGATGCTCGTCAGGATCTTGAAACAAAGTTTGAAGACTTTAATGAAGAAGAAACATTTATTGAGACCATGACCCGTGTGTGGCTTGATGTTCTTACTACCGGCAACGGCTATCTTGAGATCGGTAGAAACAACTCTGGTCAGATTGGATATATTGGTCATATTCCAGCAACTCTTATGAGAGTTCGCCGTCATCGTGACGGCTATGTACAGATCGCTAAAAGCAACAAGATTCAAGCGGTGTTCTTTAGAAACTTTCAAGACACCGAGATGGAAGATCCGATTAACTCAGATCCAAATCCAAACGAAGTAATTCACTTCAAGACGTACTCACCAAACAATACTTATTATGGCATCCCGTCATCTGTTTCTGCGGCTGCTGCAATTGTAGGAGATAAGTTTGCCAAAGAGTACAACATTGATTACTTCGAAAACAAAGCTATCCCTCGCTACGCAATTATTGTCAAAGGTGCAAAACTAAGCCAGCGCTCAAAGCAAGAACTTGTTAACTATTTCCGTCAGGAAGTTAAAGGAAGAAACCACGGTACTCTTATTGTGCCTCTTCCGGCTTCTCTTGGTGGAGATAGTGATATCAAGTTTGAGAAGCTTGAGGCCGGTATTCAGGATGCCTCGTTTGACAAGTACCGCAAGTCAAACAGGGACGAGATTCTTGTTGCTAACAGGGTTCCCGCCCCGAAGGTAGGTGTCTATGACAATGCTAACCTTGCGGTTTCTAGAGATGCTGACAAGACGTTCAAGACTCAGGTTATTGGGCCGGATCAATCTGTTGTTGAGAAAAAGATTAACCGACTTATTTCTGAGTTCACGGATCTAGTAACTATTAAGTTCAACAGGATTGATCTTATTGACGAGGACATTCAATCAAGAATTTACGATAGATATCTTCGCACTGAAGTTGTTAGTCCGAATGAAGTTCGTAATGAACTTGGTCTACCTGAAAGAACAGATGGTGACGAAGTTCTACCATTCCCAACTAAGTTGAAGAAGGAGCAGGGCAGCAATGGTCCCGGTGCTCCAGAGGGGAATGATAATAATGCTTCCGCAGTGCCTAGAAGGGCCAGAGCGGACACGCCAGAAGGCTCCACTGATCCTAGAGACAGTGGTGATCAGGCTGAGCGTGGAGAGAACCAAGATAATGGAGGAAATAATGATTGACGGACATATTGTGTACTCAAATACAGAGTTGACTGATGCTGATGGTGTACAAACCATAAGTCATCACACTTATGCTATTTACGTTGTAAACAAGGACACTAACCACTGGATTGAAGTTAAATTAAATGGTAAGCATTCTGTTTTGCTTCCTGATGCTCAATCTCATGTTCATAATTACGTTGAGATTGCTGGTGATTACAACACTATTGAGGTTGTAACTGCATCTAGCACTGTCGCTGTTTATGCTATAGGGTGATTGCTGATAAACTTAATTTAGAGGTTTGTAATGGCTGCAAGAAGAGACATTAATATTTACAAGGGTGATACTTATACTCACTCTGTTACGCTTCAAGATTCAAATAGTTCTGCAATAAATGTTTCTGCAAGATCGTATGTTGCACAACTAAAAGATTCTTCTGCTTCAACCGAGGTTGTTGCTACATTTGATATTGATACTAGTGATGCTGCAAATGGCATTATTGCTTTAACTTTATCAAGTACTCAAACTAGAGGATTGAAGACAGGTAAATATTATTATGACTTGGAAGAGACAGCGGATAGCGTTGTCACAACTTTAATGTTTGGTGACGCTGTTGTATCAGGCGGTTAATAATGGCGGCAGAAGTAACAACGGTTACAGTAACAGTTGGGGAATCTACAGTTCTCACAGTTGGTGCAACAGATGTCACAGTTCTTACGTATTCTAATGAGCAGGCTACGGTCATTCAGTCTGCAAGTGCAACTGCAAACCTTCCGGTTTATGTCAATCTAAGCGATGCAATTCCGGCTCAGTTATCTAATACTGGATCTGCTGGCACAAGTCTTCTTGCAGCAAGAGCAGATCATTCGCATCCACTAACCGGTGCGACATTTAATGGAGGTAATTTCTAATGAGTAACGTACTCAGAATTAAAAGAAGGGCAACTGGGGGTACCGGCGCACCCACTACCCTGAAGAATGCAGAGCTTGCATTTAACGAAGTAGACAATGTTCTCTACTATGGCACCGGTACGGATTTGAATGGTGATGCAAACACTGTAATTTCTATTGGTGGTTCTGGTGCGTTTACCACTTTGAGCGGGACTCAAACTATTTCGGGCAACAAGACTTTTAGCGGCACCGTTGTTCTAGGCTCAGGTGCTTCCGCTACTACAGCAACTCAAGGTGATAATTCAACTGCTGTTGCGACAACTGCTTATGTCGATACTGCTGTTGGTGCTGTATCAACCACATTTGATATTGCTGCTGATTCTGGTACTACTCAAACTGTAACTACTGGAAGCGACACAATTACTTTCACGGGTGGCACTGGTATCTCAACTAATGTTGGAGGAACCGACACCATTACTATTACCAACGATGGCGTTGTATCTCTTGCCGGAACTTCAAATGAGATTGAAGTAAGTGGTGCAACCGGATCTGTCACGATTGGTCTTCCCAGCGATGTGACTATCGGTAATAATCTAACTGTAACTGGTAACCTTATCGTAAACGGAAGTACTACTACTGTAAACTCTACAACTCTAAGTGTTGATGATAAGAATATTGAACTTGGTTCTACTGCTTCCCCAAGCGACGCTACTGCTGATGGTGGCGGTATCACTCTAAAGGGTACGACTGACAAGACCTTTAACTGGGTTGATGCAACTGATTCTTGGACGGCTTCGGAGCATCTTGATCTTGGTTCGGGCAAACACTTTTCAATTGCTGGAACCAGTGTTCTTAATGCAACCACTCTTGGTTCCGCAGTTGTGAACTCAAGCCTAACTTCCGTTGGAACTATTGGAACTGGAGTTTGGCAAGGTACGGCTGTCGCTGTTGCATACGGTGGTACTGGTGCAACTGATGCCGCTGGCGCAAGAATCAATCTTGGTCTTGGTACAATGGCAGTTCAATCGGCTAGCAGTGTTGCTATTACTGGTGGAACTATTGATAACGTAACGTTTGACGGAGGAACTTTCTGAGGTAATTAAATGGCTAACACGATCAAAATAAAAAGATCTGGAACACAGTTCGACACTCCAGATGATCTGGAGTATGGCGAACTTGCCATAAATTACTTTGATGGTTTTTTGTTCTACAAAGATACAAATGGTGATATCCAATACTTCATAGCAGATACTGGATATTTTGCAGTGCAAAATGCATCATCTAGTTCAAGCGGTGATAACGAAATCCTTCAATGGATGGGAATTTAATTTATACAAAATAAACATTTTTGTGGTATCCTTGGTTTACTATGGAAGATTTTAACCTGTCGTTTCCCATTGATATGATCAAGAGGGAACAGCGTATTGTCGTAGGCATCGCCACGGCTGATAATGTTGATAAGGCTGGTGATCTGATTGAGTTCGGCGCTTCAATGGAGGCGTTTAAGAACTGGACTGGAAATATTCGTGAGATGCACGCACCGATTGCTGTCGGTAAAGCTATCAAGTATGAGCCGGTAAAGATCACTGGTTCTGATGGTGAAAGTTATAATGCTATTAAAGTAGAAGCATATATTTCTAAAGGTGCTCAAGATACTTGGGAAAAGGTTCTTGATGGCACCCTTCGTTCTTTTTCTGTAGGCGGCAAGATTCTTGAGAAGTCTATTGACACCGAGAAGATGTTTAGAGGCCGTCCAGTAAGTGTAATCAAAAAGTATGAACTTGGTGAGTTGAGTCTTGTAGACAACCCCGGCAATGCTGAGGCTGTCATTGATATTGTAAAGCGTGACTCCTCTACAGATGAACTTGATTACATTCTTAAGATTGACTGTGCTGATATTAATCTGACTATTCCTAAGTCGGTGCAGAGAATGGCCCAAGTCGGGCTTGATCAAAGAAGAGAGCATGGTCGT